GGATTAAATTTAAGGTTGGTACACGCGTGGCAGCCCCCCCCAGGCAACCGACCTGGGAGACCACCGTGTTTCTTCTCGAGCATTTTCACTTCTCCCTTCCCCCACCACATACCAGTTTGGCAGCCCAGCTAACCTATTGGTCTGGTAGGTCTAGTCCCCACTAATGGTGGCGTCCAGCGGATGAGAACGTAGGAACTCGAGAACCCTCAACTGGGTCCGCAAAGCAGAATCGACTAACCGGGCCGGGATTGTCACACCCGAGGCCGCACGCGGCCGGCTGGCCCACCCAAACGAGGCAGAATACTACCCGAAGGGCTTAACTGCCTCACATAAGAAGTGCAGGGATACGCCTACCAGCGTACCCGACCGCCTGCACATACGGCGCAATGCGGGCTACTCCGCGCATTGCACCACCCATGGCATCGCCCAGGCGCACCATCCAGTCCCCAGTGGAATCAAGGTAATTGATCACATTGTCCAAAGTGGACTGGCTGGTGCTGCGCGAACGGCTCGCCTGAGCGATGCCAACCTGGTTGTTGGGCGTGTACTCGTACACCGTCACCATTCTGACCCGAAGGCCAGCAGAGGCAACCAGCCCCGAAAAGCTGAAACCCATGGCTCCATTGCGGATCTGATTGCTGGCAACAGTTGCCTGGCCAACATCAGTCCCGCTCTGATCATACGCAGTTGGGCGCCACTTAATCTCAATGGTGCCATTCGGAATTCTGCAAAAGTGCTCAAATACGTTGCTGGCATTGCTCGTATTGGGAGTGTCTCCAGTAAAGAACGTGCCACCAGTTATGTTGCCATAATTGATAACACCACTCCTGTTGAGCTCAGTGCCAAGATAGACGATCTGAATGCAAGATGCCACTGCCTTCACATTGGAGCTATTGGTCTGGAGGAACGAATACCCAGGCTGTGCGGCAGCGGCACCAAAGGCCAGTGTAAGGTTGGTAGCAGCGTTGGCTGCGACCCCCGATATAATCGCTGCTCCATTGGTGCCGATGCCGTTGGGCGTGTAGGCGAAAAGCCCCGCGGTGTCAGTCGCTCCGGTACCAATCTCAAATTGGTTCTCAAATCGCATGAGAATACCGCCATCGGCACCCGCGTAACAAGGGTGTACAAGTGCGGCACCGCATGGATCATTGAGCAAATGTGCCCAGGCAAGACCCTGGGCATCTAAGCCAGTGCGAATTGACCGCGGGACCTTAACTTTTTGTTTTTGCGGCCGAGCAGCCGTCCTACGGGCTTGCTTGACCATTTTCGGAGGCATGGGTGAGCGCAAACGGCGCTATTCCAAGAGTGTCGTGAGGGTGTCAGTGAGTTGTGGGGACAACTCAAATGGGTCTTGGGGAATCAATCTGGGAATGGTCCCTAGCCCATCGAAATATGCCTCCAAGGCCTCCTGTTGCACAGGTAGTATGCCAAAAGCGACATAAAAGGACAAGCGAGTCCCTGGTTTTATGCCCGCATCACCACGATTCATGCCACGGGATAGGTAATCGAACCCGCGCTTTTGGTAAGTTTTAACCCAGCGCTGGTTGACCTCTCCCTGGCGTTCATAATAGCGGTAAAACGAGCCCAGGATGGGGATGTCGCCATAGCAGGCCACACCCCCCTTGCCAACCGATGCACACCAGGCAGCCAGCGAATCGGGGTGGTCAGCATTGATCAAAGCCATTGAATCCTTGGCAAGGGCTGACTTGATATTGCGGACCATTACATAATCCCCGTCGCCAACAGCCACCGGGTGGGCTTGGCAAAACTCAATCTTCTCCAGCTCGTAGACTGGGTCCTCCACCTTCATATCGTACCCGAGATCCAAAAACCACTGCCGCAGCCCATCACTAAAGCGGTGATAGTCGCGAGTTTCCATGAAAACTACGCAATCATCGCCATTGTTGATGAGCTTGCAAGTGACGCCTTTCTCCCGGGCATATGACCACACAAGGCAGCACATAATAAGGCAATTGCCAGACGACGTGTTCATGTCACCGCTCATGCGGCAACCACGTACATTGGCCTTCACCTTACCATCAGGTGTGTAACCACTCCCCTCGTTGTCAAGCTGCCAGGCGATAAGCCTGTTGAACTCCGGATCGCGAAACCACCCACGATATACCAAATGCTCAAAGTAGCGCATCATCTCGTAGCTGGTATGTTGATCGAAGCGCTTGGCATCGAGGCCAATCGCCACAGGACGGTGAAATGAATGCCACTTGGAAGCAATCATCGCACCAACCTGTTGGGCATTGACGCCCTTGGCGACGGTCTTATCTCCCCAAACCCTGGCTATGCCCTTAAACAGCTTGTGCTCTGCAGGCTTAAGCCAGACCCCTACACTGACGTTGTACCTAGGGTCACGTGGAGAAATGACCCTTGGCGCAGGATCCCCCTTGGTGGTGGCATCAAGCTTCTCATACTTAATGAACCACTTTAACCGAGCGTCCCGGCGCTGCACAGGAACCTGCATCAAAGAGTCAACAGCCTGCTGGGCAATCAAGCGCTTGCGACCCTCGTATAGCATGGGAAATTCTCCCAATGCGCACGGGGTGGTCGAGGGCAACTTTCTTAACAAAGCAAGCCGAAACTCAGTGGTGCGGGCCAGCACAATGCGGGACGTGGGGCGGGGACACGGCACAAGACGGCCCCCCTTGCTCAGGAACAGCACCCGTTCAACTATTCCACGATGCAAGTTCCTCAACGTATTATTATGTACAAACATATCCCTACGGGGGTTGACCCCAGGCACACTCTGGAAGTACCTGGCCCCGTCCTTCTTACCCCACCTGGGTCGCGACACCAACCCGGGGACATCAGGCCATTGAATGGCCGTGTCCCTGCCGCGAACCCTGACGGGGCACCCCTATTGTACAGAGCCGAGGCCCAACCTGCCAAACAAGGTCAGGTATAGGCTCCGCCTGTTAGTGCTATTAAGCGCTTTAGCGCGGGCTGCACTCGCCCTGATGGTGGCCACGTGTCGATCGCTTGCGGTAGGGATGAAGCAGCGCTCCACGACATACGGCTCCAAGTCAACAATGTGCTTAGGCCGCACGCCGAGTTCCGTTGCCCACAACCGAAACTCTCGGCTTATTACAAGCCGATTAGCCGGTTTATCCACCATAGTGTCGCCACCTAGCCTGGCGCGAACCACGGCAGCTGCTTTACGCACGACCCGGGAGCGCACTGAATAGAGCACCACCGGCCCCTGCATATATGCAGCTACCTCACCATCCTCCACGTCTTCATCGTCTGGCCCCTCGCTCATGAGGTCAACCTCAATCGCAGCATCAGCCTCCTCAGCCAGCGAAAGCCAGTTTGGTTGAGTAGCATAGGCGCGAAGCCCAGCATACACAGCCATTCCAGCAGCCGCTCCAAGTGCTGCAACACCGACATAGCGCTTTAATTTGCGCGT